GAGCCACAAGCAGTTGCAATAGTGTTTTTGGGAGCCACTAAATCACTTACAGATACTCCAGTACCAAAAATAATTTGCTCTTGTGACAATGTAGCAGAAACACCAGCATATGTCAAAAGAATTGCATTCCAAGAAGAACTCACTTCGGCAGAACCGCCAGTATAAATAGGATCAAAACTAGGATCATATAAATAACTTCCAACAACTGGAGTTACAGCACCGCTAGATATTATGGTGTCAGCATTGCCAGATAGTTTAGCAGTTCCTGAACCACTATATTTTAAAACTGTCATTGCTACCGAATGAGCGCCTATTTTCGTCAAAGCTCTAACACTTACTGAAAATTCAGGACATGTCGCTGAAACTAATTTGGTTAAATTATTACAATATGAATCTGGACGAGGCAAAGTAAAATCAGCAGGACGAGCATAACGCTTAATGTTTACAATTTCCCAGTTCAAATCCTGACGAGAAAATTGCGAACACAAATCAGAAACATTTGTTGCCAAAATTGTTTGAATAAAATTTTGTCTTTCCTGAACAGTTATGTCAAGACATTGAGTGTCATCTGGAGGCCAAACATAACCCTCTACTACATACCAATATTGAGCAACAATACCTGTTGTCCAAACAAATGAAATATCAAAATCAAACTGTGCGTCTGTGGCATATGTGATTAATTGATCATTGCTGAATTCTTGAATAAGAAGTATGCTGCCATCAAGTGAAATGCCATCTTCTGAAATTTTGTCAAAAATCAAATAAAAATTAAAAATTCCATTTGCAAGTACGCCTCCAGATGCTTCCAAACTTGTTTCCTTAGAAACAAGTGAAGTGCCATCTAACAAGACGCCATCAGACATTGTATCATTGTAAATTGTCATATAAACTATTTATTGGACAAACGGAAAATCCAACAATTAATAAGCAATGGCCAAGAATATTTATTTTTTCTCACTGATTCATAATATTCAAAAAAAATATTTTAGTTTGCACTACTTAAATTAAATTTTGGAGTAAGATTTAGTATGTCTCCATCAGCTAAAATTCTAGAGGCAGCAAATTTTTCTGCCCACAAAACAACACCTGAGTTAGAACCCAGAATATAATAACCATAGATAGTGTTGCCTGTTGCTCCACATGTCCAAGACTGAGCAGTTACGCTTGATTCTGCCTTATTACTAACTGTTGATGGTGTTGCCCAATCGCCTCTAACTATTGTTTTTTCTACATAATTTGTAAAATTTGCTTCTGTAAAATCTGTCCCAGTTGTAGCTGCAATTGGATTGTAATCATTTTTATACAAATGAACAATAAAATCCTCTGTATCAACGGTGTTTTTTAACAATTTGGTTAAAAGTTCAATTTCTCCTTCATCAGGAACTACTAGTGCCATTTTCCTCCTTATCTTCCAACCTTTCAAGAATACCAGCAATCAATGGATGTCGAACAATAGAATTAGCCTTGAAGTTTATTATTCCAACTCCCTTTAAGCTTGACAACCTATCAACGACATTCATCAAAGCTCTGTCCTTCCAAGGCAAATCGCTTTGCATTGGATCACCAGTAATAATTACTTTACTGTTCTGTCCAAACCTTGTAAGAAACAATTTGATTTCGGCATAATTACAATTCTGAGCCTCATCGAGAATACAAACAGAATCATGGAAGCTTCTGCCACGCATAAACTGAAGAGGAGCAAGCTCTACGCTTTTATTGATTATGTCCCTCTGTGGAGAAAGACGGCCTAAACACCTGTCCATGCAATCAAAAAGAGGAAGCATATAAGGATGTAGTTTTTCATCCGCCGATCCGGGTAAAAACCCAAGTCCTCGACCACCAGCTTCAATAGTTGGTCTTGTTATAACAATTTTTTCTTTTCTTTTAGATAAAATCTCACTAATTGCAAAGGCGCAACCGAGATGCGACTTCCCTGTCCCCGGCGCTCCCAACAAAAACAAAACATCATGTTGATCGAATGCGCCCCAAGCCATTTTTTGGGCTGCATTCATAAACTCAATGTGAAATGGCTTTTTACTACTAGCATGTAGTGCTGGTGTTGTATTTGCCTTCTCGTTCTTGACGGGTTTTTTTCTTGGTTTTGCCATGATGTTATTTAGATGTCCTGTAATTTATTTTAATGCAAAACAATAAATATAAAGGCAATGATTTTATTTTATTTTATTTAGGAGAAAATATGGGCGCACAAACAACTGAGGGTACAGGAAAGGGATCAGTAGCAAACATCATTCCTAAAATCGTGAACGATGTTGTAAGACAAGAAAACTTTGTCAATGTCAGCCAAATTCTTGAAAATTTGAGTAGGGAAATAATCATTTCTACCGCTGATGGAACAGTGAATTCCGTTGATGCAGCAAACATTACAATCGAAGCAGGTGATGGACATCCTGATGCAGCAGACCCTGTAGATGCTGATGGTGGCGATGTAAATATTTATGCTGGTAATGCAAATGGAGACGGAGATGGCGGAAACATCAACATCGAAGCTGGCAATACTGGAGATGGCCCAGATGCAGACGCTGGAGATGTAACAATTAGAGGTGGCAATGCTGACAGCGCAAACAACAGCGATGCTGGCGATGTAAACATCTATGGTGGCGATGCATCTACTGGCATTGGCGACAGCGATGGTGGTGATATTAATATTGAAGCTGGCCATGCTGGCGATGATGGTCAAGCTGGTGGTGTAACTATTCGTGCTGGTAATAGTGGTAATGGAGATGGCAGCAGCGGCGGCGAAGATGATCCAGAAGCAGGCGACATAGGCATATATGCTGGTAATTCAACCGCTACTATGGATGTGAATGGCGGAGACATCTTTATCGAAGCTGGCGATGGTACTGTTGATGGTCGTGGTGGTGATTTAACCTTGATTACTGGTAATAGCGTTGGCACAGATCGTGCTGGTGATATAAATATCACTTGCGGCACTAATTCTGGTGCTGGCAGAAATGGTCATATTTATTTGAACTCTATGCCAAGAATTCCAGTCTATGCTAATGCTACCGCAAGAGATGCTGCTGCTGGCACTGCAACCAACGGTATGATTTGCTACAACACAGCCACAAGCAACATAGAGGTCTATGTTGGCGGTGCATGGAAGAGTGTTGACACATCTGTAATAGCCTAAAAATTTATTTTTACAGAAAAACCACTCAAATAAAAATATTTGAGTGGTTTTTTTACGAAATTATCAAATAATTTCAAACCATGATAAATCAGCTAAAACTTTCGTGTTTGCTGATGTAGGAGCCATAGCAATTGTCAACACTTGACTTGTTCCATCTAGTAATCTTCCTATTTGAAAGTTAAATTGATTCAGGCTGGTAATATCAATAGATCCTTGCTTGTTGATATATCCGCCAATGACATTTGTTCCACTTCCACTTGCCAATGATGTAGCTGAAGTATCATATTGAACATTGCCATTATAATGTGTAGTCCAAACTGCGCCACTAGTGGTGCCGTCCAAAATAATTCTATATTGAACATCTTGATTGCTTGTCACAATTGCATTCAAATTTGAAGGAACAATAATTGAATCTAATCTTCCTGAAGCGAGACGCAAAGAAATAATTGGATATAACTCATCATCATTTGTAAGATTTTTAGGGGTTGTTCCTAAATCTACATTATATCTTCTGCTAAATCCTTCGTAGCCACCTTCTGAAATAACACTATTGCAAATTTGTTTGAAATTACCAGAATTAGTAATTGGTCCTTTATTTGTAATTTCAGCCCTAAGAGGCAAACAAGCGGTTGTCATATATGTTCCGCTTATAGGGCTTCCTCCTGCTGGAGTGTGTTTGAAAACGTGACATGGAACATAAGCACCATTCAAAACAAATCCAACACGAACATCGCCTACTCCGAGCCATTCTATTTCAATATAGAAGATAAAAGAACTGCTGTAATTTGAAATATTATATCCACTAGGTCCATTGCCGTTAAGGTTGTCAACATTCCATCCTGATCCTCTAGTAGCTTTTGTTTCAACAACGCTACCACTAACATAACTTCTTTTCACAAAACTTACTGATTCCCCATCAACCTCGAAATAAATTCCATTCTGTTCGCCGAAATAACCAATTCTTTGTCTCAAAGTTTCTTGTACAGATGACATTGTAAATGTATTGTAGATAAGAAGTGATTTGCCGGGTTGATAAGGCATAACCCTTTTGGTTTCAGCAATTACTTGAGCACCAGATGCTAAACTTGTGTTCAAGTTCACTAGGCTACCGTTTGTATCGTAAGAAGTTGAACCACCAGCAGTTGTTTGATAATTCCATTTGTCATTGACTTGATAACGATGTTGACTGTCAAAAATGGTAAAAGGATTGCTCACCCTAAGTCTTCCAAATGCATCACTTGTTCCAGCAGCAAAACTAACTGGAATAGTATTATTTGAAAATGCACCAGATGAAATTGATACAGGGAAAGGATTTGATTGGCTAACTGTTCCGCTTCCTGTGTAAATTGAAGTGTTACCAGATGAAACGCTTACCCTACCTGATAAAATCGCAAACAGACCTGATGTAACAGAAACATTAAGATTTGTGCCTGAATTAACATTGATGTTAACTGTTCCGCCGCCAATATCAACAGGAAGAGGATTGCTGTTGCTTATTATTCCGCTTGATGTGTAAAGAGAAATTGCTCCAGATGAAACAGAAATGTTTCCAGAAACAATTCCAACAGGAATTGGTTTGCCATTATTGATTCCATTCGGGAAATTGATAGTTGATTCCATAGTCATAAATAGACTCCTTTACCTATTTAATCATTTGATTAAAAAATATTGTTTTATGTATTGGTAATTTGGAAACAATATAGTCGAATTTATTGTTAAATAATATGGTTGAATCATTTATATGTTTGGAGAAAAAGATGAAATTCAAAACTTTTCTTGAATCTGAAGAACAAAAAGATGTTGAGAAGTTAATTTCTTCTCTTCCTAAAGGACATCGTGATCTTCTGAATGGGTATAAATTCAAATATACGAGTGGCAACACTTTAGATGATGACAAGGATCACATTGGTTATATTTTCAAGGACAGGATAGTTGTTGCTGCTCCATGGAACTATAGCAGAGCATTCACAACATTGCATGAAATCGCCCACTTAGTTTGGGAACACCTAATGACCAAAGAACTAAGAAATAAATGGTCTGAACTGGTCAAAAGCACTAAGCAAAAGCAAATAGATAAGTTTCCACATAAGGAACAAAAACATGCTTTGCGACAAAATGCAGAAGAAATTTTCTGCATGAGCTATGCAGCAACATACTGTAGTCATTCGCCCATTATATGGGTGAATGAGGAATGGATTAAATTTATCAAAAGCATAGAAAAATTAAAAAAATAATTAAGTACTTTTCTTTTTATGAAAAAAAGCAACGATTGAAAAGCGATTGTTGTCACCTGCTGATGGATCGACTCTATTTATTGAGTGCCAAACACCAGTTTTAGTGAAAACCATACGATTTGGCAATGGTGTTATATATTGGCCAAATCCATATTGATCTAAAATTGGCTGCATATAATCTCGTGAGAATAAATCATCAGTTGCATCTGTTAGTTTGGGAACTGCATTGTCTTTTGTAGTTGCTAACATTAATTCACCACCCCAAAAATGCTGCCATTTTTTATGACAATAAAAAATACAAGCTGCTGAATAGCCGCAATCATTGTGCCAACTGATCTTGCTACCGGGTGGATAAATGTATGGTCGATAAGATATTCCTTCCCAATCAACGCCTTCTTCTCCGACTAATTCTTTCATTTGATCTTTAGCTAGACCGTAAACATTCTTGTGAATCCAATCCATTGGATTGTTAAAGGGATAGCCTTTGTCTTTATAGGAAGTGCCACCAAAAATCTCGCCATCATTAATACGCCAAACCTTCAATAATTTATGACTACTTCTTTCAAAATCCAAATCACAAAAAAATTTCACAAAAGCATTGAAGTTTTCCTGAGGTAATACTTGATCAAGAATTCCAAAATTTGCTGTTTTTAAAATTAATTTCATTTTACTGCCTTAGAATTTATTTCTGTCATGAGTTTAGGAAGAGTTGTCATTGCCTGTTCGGTCATTCTTTCATATTCTGAAATATCCATACTAAAAATTTTATAGTGATGAATAATTGTATTCTTCATAATTTGAGGTCTTTGCCCCTTTTGTTGCGCCCTAAGTGTTAAAATAAAAGAAGGCCCAATTTGAGGAAGTTGTTCTGGCCAAGGGCCAATATCATTCCATGATTCTCTAGTAAATAGTAACAGATGATCTTGTAAGAAGTCAACCTTCTGATTGCCCATCATGTATGATTGTGTGTCAACGCCAACGAATCCAGATTTCTGTGCCTCAGAAACATTAATCATCAAATCAATCCAAGCTGGATTCAATATCACCACATCGCAATGCATGAAGATAAAATACTTACTATTTTTATCGGCTGCTTGCACGCCTTTGTTGCAAGCTGCCGACCAATACAAATTCTTTTGATTACGAACAACTTTAACTTCTTTTTCAATATCATTAAGAAAATCTTGAGTTTCTTTGCCACTGCCATTATCAACAACAATAATTTCGTAATTATTGTTAAAGCTAGTAACAGCAATGGATTGAAGGCATATATTCAAATATTCTGGCCTATCTTTATGAACGATAATAATCGAAATATGATCGTCTGAATTTTCATGAAGCTTCACCGTCATTTCTGGACGGTCGCCTTCGAGTGGATTGTGAACAGACATAATAGCTCCTTTTATTCTTCTAGATCAACTTCTTGAACGCCACGTTCACACACACATTGCAACGGTCCTGATGGTGTGTTTATTGTTTCAGCATAACGCTTCGCAAGACCATTTGCGAATTCTGATGCCTTTGTTGATTCTTTAAATGCCTTTTCGGCTTTTACTACGACATATTCGCCATCGATTTGTCTAGCCACGCTCACAACTAAAAATATTTTCATGATTTAATTCCTGTTGATCCAAATCCTTTATCGCCACGATCTGTTGGATCAAAAGCATCTGTTTCAATCCAATCAACTTGCCAAATTGGTTTAATTAGCATTTGAGCAAACCGATCACCGTGATTTATTCTGATAATATTTTTACTTGCACCATTAACAATTACCTTGATTCTGCCTTGATAATCACTATCGATGGTGCCGGGACTGTTAGTCACTTGAAGACCTTGTATGGCAAAGCTGCTTCTAATGCGGATTTGAACTTCCCAACCAAATGGTATCGACATTCTAAAACCAACATCAATAACTTCAGTTTGATTAGGCATAACGCTGATAAAGGTATGACCAGCATCATTAGTGGGAATATTTGCAACTAAATCACATGCTGCTGATCCAAATGTTTTATATTTTGGTAAAAACATAGGATCATCAGCAATGATTTTAACTGGTATTTTGTTCCCGTGCATAAGCAAAGCGTCATTCAAATTCTTCATTTTGCGGGACATGTTCAATTTCTTCCCTTGATGGTATTTTTGGTTCATCACCCAATTCAACTGGACTTATTTCTGGCTTACTTAATTTTACAAGACTTCTTGCTTTAAGCAAGTGTATATTGAAATTTTTCATCCAATTTTCCAATGCTTGTTGTGGATAAACAGCGGCCATTTTTTTTAATTGAAAAGTTAATTTTGCATCAATATTTTTATTTTCAATAAACTTATAAACTCTCTCTAAAGTAATAGTTCTCAAATTGCACGGCTCTCTTTTTTCTTGTCCCATAGAAACTGAAAATCCCATTTTTTCTGTATTATTGGTTGGCATTTTTATCCTTGAAAGTTCATAAATTCATTATTTTCAAATTTTCCTGTTTTAATTTCCATCGCACGCTGCCAAATTTCATTTGGAACGGATAGTTCATCAATGGATTCTGGTTCCACATACATTAGAATAGATTGTTCCAATTCAGATATATCAATATCTTTTGGAATATCGCCAACAAAATGTACTTTTCTTTGTAAATAATCCAAACCCACATGAATTGTTTTATTTTGACCCGATTGGTCTTTGAAGTCAACAATCATGGTGAGAATATTGGACACCGAGTTTATTTTATATTTTTCGCTCATTATTCTAAATAAGTAACAATGATCAACAATTTTTTAGAATTTATCAATCTTCGTGATTGTGTTGAGAAATATGGAGCCGTTGCGGTTCAAGAAAATTTCTCATGGGCCAAATCATTCGTTTTGCCAAAAATAGATTTAGATTTGCCAGTTATAAACAAAAAATCAAAAATTCATATGATTATTCGTAAGAAAAATCCCATTTACATACAACTAATCGATGGAACAAAACTTTTCTTTACCCATGATGAGTTTAGAAGAATTCATGGAAATCCAGAAATTGGAAAAATTATGGCAGTTAAAATGCTGAGATTACCAACAGACAATAGTTTTGCGCCTTCGCAAATTAAAAGTTGTCACATTATTTCTTAAATTTATTGGCATCGATTTTATCAGGATCTATACCGGGACCATATGGTGATGGGCTATAATCCTTTTTAAGCTTATCAATTACAACGTCTGCGACTCTATCTACGAAAAACTTACCGCCAACACCTATCAAAAGCATAGCCCCTGTCAAGCCCACAACAATCCAAAAAAACTTATTATTCATAGCTTTCATAGTGACTCCAATAATTGATTTAATTTATTTACGTTTTTTATTGATAATTTTAATCCATTTTTCTCTACGCTCACCGATAGTTGTTTTTTCATATTCTTCGATTTTTTTTATTGATTGCATATATTCATTTGATATTTTCTTAGGTACTTCTAATTTTACGGAAACATACATGTCTCCCAATATTCCATTGGGCAGTTGCAATCCTCTGCCTCGCAATTTGAATTTGGCGTGACTTTGAGTTCCTTCTGGTATTTTTACCGTAATCATTTCATCTGTAATGGTAGGAACCAAAAGATCACACCCTAAAACCAATTGGCTATAACTCACTGGAACATCAATCGACAAATCAATTCCATCACGATCAAAACATTCATGTTCACGAACCAAAACATGAACAATTAAGTCACCAGACTTTCCACCACGAAGCGATTCTTCGCCTTGACCACTAATTTTCAAATTCATTCCACTTTCAATGCCACATGGAATTTGAATTTTTATATTCTTTTCTTTGTAGCCAGAGAGCAATCCCGTACCATTGCAATCAACGCATAGTATTGGATTTATTTTTCCAAGACCATTGCACACAGAGCAATTTGTTCTAAATTCAAAAGGAGCGTTATTGACTTTGGTGAAACCTTCTCCATTACAATTTCCACAAGCTTCATTGCTCACCTGACCTTGACCTTTGCAAGTGGTACAAGTATTTTTCATTTTGACAATTAAATCTTTATCGCAACCTGTATAGACTTCTTGGAGATCAATTTCCAATCTGATTGTAAGATTTCTTCCACGAAATGTACTGTGCTGAAAAAAATCATTCATTACGTCGCCAAAGGAACCATTAAACGAACCGCCTTCAAATCCTCTTCTGCGGAAATGCATTGAGGGTCCAACGCTATCATATTCGGCACGTTTATTATCATTAATTAAAATATCATAAGATTCTTGAATTTCACGAAATCTAACATCGGCTTCAGAATCGCCGGGATTTTTATCAGGATGATGCTTCAGGGCACCCTTACGGTATGCCCTGACTATATCATCTTTTGTTGCATTTTTAGGAACGCCTAGAACGGCATAAGGGTCTTTCATTCTTCTATTATCACACCTTTGATTGAAGAAGGCTCCATCAAGAATCGATCACGATGAATGTTGTCCCAATTAGGGACATGAATGCCGGGACCTGAAACAGTGACTCTGTCGCCTATATTAAAGCCATAATCTGATGACTTGAAGTTAGGACCTACAGAACGAACATAACCTTGCAAAGGAACTTTCAAATCTGTTTTTTCATTAACAGCCAGACTTGTCCCAAGCATTTCCTGAGATGTCAAAAATTCAATAAGAACCTGTGAGCCAGTTGGCTTAACAGATTTGATTTTAGGAACTTTTGCTCCACTGCCAATAATGGTGGAATCATAAATTGAACCCATAGGTGTAAGAATCTTACTCTTCGACATAATTATCCCCGTAAATTTACAAACTCAATGAGTTTGATTGATGATAAAACTTTCCGTTACTGTGAAAACATCAGAGTTAAAAATCTGATTTGTGTCCACAAAATTGGTACTCATGTTTACATTAGTATCTGGGATAGAAGTTTTCTTGTTTGTTAGAAAATTTACCAACAACTTGTGACAAGTACCTTCTTTCAGATCTAGGTAGCCATTCACAGATTGCTCATAAATCATATGTGCAAATTCAAGAAGTTCTTCTTTTGTTAAATTATAAAGCATTGCAAAACCTCAAGTCCAATAGCAAATAAAGAAACACTTACCATCTTTTTCACCAACAATGATTGGATAAAAAAACTTTTTCTTAATGAATATCTTATCCAAATCCCTAGTGGCATCTTCTAAATTTTCATAATCTTGCAAAATACCATTTTCATTATTGAACATTTTATTTTTATAAGCAATTGTTGGAACAATTACTCCAAAATGATCAAATATTGGCTTATCGTTTGCTTCTGGAAACTTCTCCAACATATTAATTGTATGCATAACTTCAGGAGAAGCTATTTCTTTCAATTCATGAAATGGATAAACCTTTGGATCATAATGATAATTTGCGTCAACAACCAAAGATGAATCAAAATAATAATCAGTAAAGAAAGAACGATTTATAGTTACTTGTGCTTCCACACGCATTACATGACCGCCTACCGACAATTGGTAAGAAGGATTAAATGAATATCCTAATGATTTTGCCAAAATTACTGCGGCACTGGTCATTGTTATACGGTTAAAACCATAATAAGCTTGTTCCATGTTTTCACGAAACAAATCAATACTTTTACATATTTCTGAAGCAAGACTATGACAGCCCAACTCCTGATAACGCTTCATTTTTCTCTCTGCTTGCTTTAATTCACGCAAGTAAGCCGCATCATAACGAATGAATTGTTTGAAATTATCAGGCTGAGAATTCCATGCTTCTTCGCCTTTCTTGTAAAAAGCTTGCAAATCAATGGTTTGCATTTTTTTAGAAAATCTAATAGCTTCACGTTCATCAGAATTCAATATCATTCTTGCATAAGATTTATTGCAACTGATAGAATCAATTTTACGAACAATATTTTTGTCTAAAGATTCTTTAATAAGAAGCGATCCAAGAAGTGGAAAAATATGATTTAAATCATTGTTTTTAGCATATTCTGCCATAGCAAGAAACTGAACACATTGTTTTGAAAACTCTTGATCATCGGAAAAACTACCATCAAAAATTGAAACTAAATCTGGATGTGTCATGTCAAGAATACTGGCAAGATAACCCAATTTTTTACCAAAATGCCCAAATGCAAATTCAAGCAACTCTTGACTTGCATCATGAATTATTCTGAGAATAAGGGGAGGATTTGATGGAATAATTTTTTGTTGGTTATAATACAAACGACGATTAAACTCATTCTGAACATCAAAGACTTTACAATTGAGAATTTCGTTTTTCATGAAATTATCCATCAGGCCTTGGGCGTAAAAAAGCATATAATTCTATTGCCTTCCATAGTTGGTTGCTTTTCAACAATACCAAACTGCTCTACGAGTTCAACGATCTTTTTCATCACGCTAAAACCTTGCTCTTTATGGCCTAATTCACGATAACCTTTAAATTGAAGATTAAATTGAACTTTACATCCTTCTTCTAAAAACTTTTTGGCTTGATTGACTTTTGTTTCTACATCATGATTGGCAATTGCAGGACGCAATCTAATTTCTTTTATTTGAGCCTGTGATTCTCTTTGTTTTTTAGCAGTTTCTTTTTTCTTTAAGTTTTGTTCGTATTTATAACGACCGTAATCCATTATTCTACAAACTGGTGGCTTTGCAGTTGAAGCGATTTCAACAAGATCAAGACCTTGATCCATTGCAATTTTTCTTGCCTGTTCTGTTGACATTATGCCAAGCTGTTCATCGTCATGGACAACTCTGACTTGTGGTACTCTTATCTGCCAATTAATTCTGTTTTGATCATCACGACTTTCCTTGTTGAACTTATTTCCATTATTCATATTCATCGTTTGAAACCTGTTAGCCCCCACAAAAATAAACCTATAGAAAAATACTACCAATAATAAGCCGTGTCAATCATCAATTGTAATTGAATCAACTATTTTAATATAAAAACCTTCTGAATCAACTGGGAACCTTCTAACCCATTCTATCGCCGCATCCATTCCACAAGAGAAATTTGATGGTATTAAACTCGAATCAGTAAAACTTGGAACAATATCATCTGGCAATAAATTACTTGGAATTTGATTGCTTGGCACAGTTGACTGTATCGCTAACATTGGAGCAACAACCATTTTCAACAACTTAAATTCCAAATAATAACATCCGGGCAAACAAGTATCACCAGACGACCACTCATAAACAAAATAACTGTTGACCAAAACATCTTTTGAAGTAGTGCCATCGATATTAATTATATCTTGATAAACCATTTCACTTGTTGCTACAGCATTAGAAAATTTTATGATTCTTACTATTGTGCCACGTTTCCAAGTTTGAATAGGCGTTCCATGATAGCCTCGCTGCACATTAATCAATTTATTCACTTCATCAAAACCAAGAACCAACATTTTTTCAGGCAATCTAGCCTGATTCATAATAATAACATCACCAACCATAATCTGACCAAATCCAATGTTATCAGCAAAGCCAATAACAGTGTCGTCCTGATCTAGGTTAACTTTGATCTTGCCCTTGGCCCACATAGTGGCTTCTAAGACAAGATCAGTTAAATCCAAAGGACCATCACAATCTTCTATTTTAACCTTAAATGCTGGCTTAGTATCGTGTCTACGAATAGTAAAATCTGGGCATAACCCACCAATACATCCATATTCGTCTGGACAGCCAGAAGGAGGAGAACTACAACCGATTCCTGTAGATGAACATGCCATAAAATTATTTATGTTCTAAACACATAAAATAATCTCTAATCCAATTCAAATTACACTTATATTCTTCGATATCAATAAAAACAGACTTTATTGCCTCTACTGAACGTGAATCTATATCGCATTTTGGATAATAATATATTTTTTTAAATCCAGAGTTTGCGATAATTGTCAAAACTGCCTCATATGTTGGCGGACTTGTCGAATATATGGTTCCATCAATTAATTCCGATTTATTATTCAAAACTGCATTGATTTCACTTGGAATTACAACAGAATTTTGCGAAGAAGAAATATAAGGAGGCGACTCTAAACCATAAGAAGTCATTTTACCAGATGCATCAATAATCAAACTAGCATTTCCTGTGCGTGATTTAATGGCATACATGAAAGCCATTCCCATCCAATAGTCATGACTTTCAATCTGTGACCAATATTTTTTCTTTTTAATTTGACTCATCAGTTGGGACTGACCATTTGTACATAATTAATGATATAATCGTCAGATTTAAAATGATTCTTAAAGTTTCTCAAATCTTTTTTTTGCGAATCAGTAAGATTCTTTTTAATGACAGATTCAGGAATCGGTATATTTGTCTTCCAATATTGACTACTTTTAGACTTAATGACAAAAGAAAATGGAATAACCCCTAAATGTAAAAAATCTGAACACTCAATAAAATAACAATCTGATTGTGCATCATAAACATATCCCTCAATGGGAATGCCTTTTTTACAGCTAATCCTATTAATGAAATTTTTATTTGAATCTTTATTTGTAGCAACAACAATGATATATGTTTCTAGCAATTCTTTCAAAACATAAACACCATTATGTACTTCCTTCAAAATTTTAACTTGCTGCGCTTTAACCAAAGAATCATTTGTATCAATAAATTCGCTCATGACTACACCCCACTATAATTTATTATAGCAAATTTACAGCCATCAATCTATTTTTTATCTTTAGGAATCCTATCTTTGCGTCTTTGACTCTTAATTTGCTTGAGTGAATCATCTGATTCTTCAGGCTCATTTCGAGAGAGATCTTTACGTCTTTGACTCTTAATGTTCCTAAATTTTTCAGGAACATCTGATTCTTCAGGCTCATTTCGAGAGCCATCTTTGCGTCTTTGACTCTTAATGTTCCTAAATTTGTCAGAAGCATCTGACTTTTTCTTTGCTTCTTCTGATTCTTCTGATTCTTCATCATTCTTTAATTTTTTAATTATTTTTTCTTTTTTCTTTTTCTCTTCGTCTTCTTTTTTCTTTTTCTCTTCGTCTTCTTTTTTCTTTTTAGCCAATTTAGCAAACCGTTCAGCAGCCTGTTTTCTAGATTTTTTCAAATCCTCTAAATCCTTAGCCAGTAATTCAACAGATTTCAGCCAACGCTCAATATCATGATGTGGAATGGGAGCATGACGAGGCTTACCCTTTTTACGGGCCTCGTTAAGTTCATCCATCCATTCCATAAACAAAATCATCTACTGCCTTTTTTCTTTTTACGCTTCTTCTTCTTTTTCTTTGGATGATCAGGCGTCCCAAATTCTTCAATCGCCTTTTTTACAAATTCAGGGTTAGGAGTAGACCGTGACATTGCTACGCCAGCAGACATGGGATAGTTACCCATCATTATCCCTGCCCTAAGACGAGTCGTGGGACTAGCCTCTGAGATTTTTTTGCGCCAGTCTTTAAATGATAAAAGTGCCATGTACTATTTAGAACTTTTTTTACTAAATTTTAATTTTCCTTTTTCAATATCAACTAAACCAGCCATATCCATATTGGCACGAGCTTCTTTATGAGCTTTTTCAATTGTAATTAATTTTTCATGTAAAACCTTCAACCATCGCATTTGAACTACATTTCCCGTGTGATCAGTGAAGTTTTTATAGTCTCCAAAAACAAAAAAATATTTAAGAAAAGCCTCCTGAATTGGCGTGTCAAAATAATTCAGGAGGTACTTTTTTTCTTTAGGCAGTTCATAAAAATCAAACTGCCTTCCCAACAAAAATAAATCACGACTCAAAAATCAACACCTTCAATAAGTTCTAAATAAACACATAAAATACCACCAGCAAATTCTTTCGGAATTCTAGCATTACCAATATTAACTAGAACTTCTTTGATCAACTCACTATCACGACTAACCTTTTGATTTATATCATTTGCCATTTCTGGATATGTCATTGCTAAAGCTTTTATAGAATGATCTATGCCATCACAAACAGTATAGTTCAAAATCATTGAAATTCTTTTTTCATTGTGCAAAAACTTATTCGGTATTTTTCCACCAATATGTAAAGATTTATCCTTGAAAAATTGCTCGACATACTGCTTCGCTAATGACTTAGCATTGCACTTAAATTCACTAACAATCTTATCGTTTTCATTTAACGAAAGATCGTCGTTCTCAAAATCATCGAAATCTAATGACCCAACATCCTTGTAATCCATAACGCCAAATCCCTCCAGCGATTGAACAAGACCGTACTAGCATATGTGGAAAACAGTAAATTGTAAATAGATAGAAAGGAGGAATCATGTCAAAATTTTTAATCATCATAATTACTTCAATCTCGATAAGCTTGGCAGGATGCGCTAACTTCAACCCAAGAAACAATCCAAAAATTGAAAATAAAAGTGGTAAAATAGAGGATATACGAACTAATCAAAATGGGCTAATGCTGGAACTTGCTAAAATTAGGCAAGATATAACTGCTCAAAACAGTAAACTGAAAGAGATACAAAGCGGCCTAGTCAACATAAATGCCGCAGTTTCACGCAATGAGAATACTGGCATTCAAATCATTCAAGGAGATGGGGCATTGATATTTGTTTTCGCCATCATCGTCATAGCTATGTTTTTGTTTTACTACCGTGATCGAGCAATCAAAAGCGAAAAAACAACCGAAGTTATGGCAATAGAAATTGCTAGATTCAACAATGCCACACTTAATGAAAGTATATTTAAAAGTGCCATAAAAATCAATCAAGGGAAAAATGTTTACGATCTAATTAAAAAAAGAATTGAAGAAATTTAATTCTTCTGATCATAACCCTGCTGCAAATATCGCAACATAGGATAACCAGAGCAATTGTCTCCTAAAGGCAAATTGTCTTGAATGATAGATTTCCCTTTGGCTTTTAAATTATCGACATATATGTCTATTTCTCTATCAATCTTTTGTCCCTTAACAGATAACTTTAAACAATAAAATTTTGACCTGTCGCTTTCATCTTGACACAAATAACGACATTTCCTATAAGTTAAATCATTTGACAAGCAAACATCATTTATTTGTTTTAAACTCAACATTTTGTCACTCCATCAATTCAATTTCTTTGCCTATATCACTTATTAATATTTGTTTTCCATGATCAATCTCGTGCTGAAATACTATTGCCATTAAATTATTTTCTTCTCGATTAATATCATCAAGAACCAAAGATGGCGTCCCAGAAACTCGAAGCTGCTTGCCCTTTAACATAATTTTCTCAAATCTCTCAACTTCAAATCGCCTCATGCTCCCATCTTCATTCTTAATGGACAAGCAACCTTCGATTGACCTTCTTGTAGCACCCAATCCTGAGTATTCGCAATTAACGTAATATTCGTAGGATCTGCCCCTTTTTACAATGAACAGATTCCACGGAATGCCGATTTGTACAGCCGAAAGACCAATCCCAATATTTTCATCACAAATCTTTTCCATCTTATTGCAAAGACGAAAAATATTCATGAGATTATCAATAGGCATGTTTTCTGCCTTTGGAATCTGACTTTCAGCAACAATCTTCAGCGGTTCATTAATATTAATCATTAGCTAGTCAATGCCTTTATAATAGCATCTATCCTCAAACCAAGCCACTGCTTCAGTGTATCAGGATTAGACCTGTAAGAAACGGGAATTTTCAATACAACAACATCGACATCTTCGTCAATTTCTGGTAAATTCTTTTCAACCAAATCCCTGATTAATTTAGAAACACTAATATTTCTTTTCTTTGCAACTAACTTCATTTTCTCCTGAATGTCTGGATCAACACTCAGGCTCATGATCGTACCCTTCTTAGCTGTCATTATTCACCTTTGGCTTTTGCCTTCTTGTTATCACTCTTTTTGGGCTTTCTTCGTTCAGGAAAATTTTCACGAAGTTTTTCCTTGAGACGAACATTCTGAGCTTCACGATTTTTTCTTCGACGCAACTGACCGGGAGTTTCATAATACTCCCTTTCTTTATAATCATGTAAAATTCCAGCCTCTGCCACTTGCTTTTTAAAAGCTGTGAACATTTTCTTAAATGCTATTTCCCTCTCATACCAACTAGGATTTAAGGGCAAATCACGAAGTTCAACCTTACAAGCCATGCTATTTTCCTTTAATCTTTAATTACCTTGATGAATCTTGTGCCTATCTTCTTTTTCTTCTGCGGCTGCACATATTCTTCATACGGTGTCATCTGGTACGATTCCGCCGTAGAAGGCCAATTGTCACGATTTAATTCTGGTAAAAATAAGTCCAACTTATTCATAATAGTTGAATATGTGTCCTTATTCCAAAAACCAGCATCGCCATTGTTTATGATAGTAGAAAATGAAAAAATATATTGCTTAGGCAATTGTGATCCGCCTAAATCATCAATTTCATGTTCTTTGGTCCCAGCATATCTCGATCTTTCATCCAAAACCAAATAAGGACATCTGGCCAAAATAGCCAAACGAGAAATACTATTGAAAGTATCAAGAACACAACCCGTAGCACGCATGGCAGCAAGAGCCTTTATCACATCTGGCTCTCGCAAATAAATACACTTGTCTCCCAATTCCTCAGAAAGATCAAAAGACAAGAAATTCTGCCACAACACAGGCGTTACTTTATTTTCAACCAAATAATCAACTAAACCAATGTAAAATTCACGCTTGGCTTTAATCTGATCACTAATCCCATTATGCCAAAATTTACCATAAATTGATGGATGAATAAAAACCTTATAACCAGATTTTGTCATCAAAAGCTTATTGAAATCTCTGCCTATAATAGAAGCACTCGGCACAAATGGCAAAAATCTCTTTACATTGTTAAATTTTTCAAAAAAGAAATTGGTAAAACCATTCCTGTAATATTTTTGCATTTCAGAAACATCAATAACATCCCTGAAAAACTCATTGATGTTTCTAGTATAAGACAAACTTATATCAGACCTATTTTTCATTCCCTCGGAATTTTCATAAAACTTTTTCATAATCGAATCATCTGTCAAAGACCAATACTCATCAGCATATGGAAATAAACCTTGAAATCCGGGCCATGAAGCAACTATGAAGTATTTTGAGCCTCTATACTCTTCCCTGTATCGATGTAAAATATATGATGAAAGAATAGTAAGGCTTCTTAAATCGCCAAAAAAAGGTAAAATACAAACATTCGTAAAGTCAGTTGGAATTCTCTTTTCTTCATAGCGATCTCTGTTAAAACCATTACGTTCTGCCGACCGTTTTAAAAAATCTGCAACAGAATTCACAATCGCCTCCAATTTTCTTGTTTTTTCAACATGTCGTTCACTATGCCTTCGTCTTCAATTAAACCCAAAACATCATCCCAATTATTTTGACACATTTCATCAATCGCTTCATCTAAAACTTTTAATGCTCTGTCCTGATTTTCCAACACATTAAAATAATGAGCCAATATCAATTTTTTCTTATTACTATCAGTCGTCAACGCTATTCGCTTACCTTCCTGACCATTGCCAGCAATTTGATCAGGCGTCTCAAATAATATCCAAGGAATACCAATAATACTCGCCAATCTTGTCGAAGCAGTCCAAAACTGAACAGTAAATTTTAAATTAGAAATAATCGCAAGAGTTAATTCTAAATCCCTTGATTCTGGCATCCTGCTAAAATCTACAATGTGATCCACAGGACAAGGCAATACACTTTGCTTTTCACCTAGCCAAATTGGATTATATCCCTTTTTTTCCAAATTCTTGATAAGATTAATGTAAAACTCAGATGGTAAATTTCTTCCATAAGCTTTTCTTGATCTGGCGAAAATACCAACTGAATTTTCCTTAAGATACTTTCTCGCCCTCTCCTGCACTTTTTGACAAGGAAAAGGAATTTTTACAGCATTTTCCCTATGATTCGACACATCCGACAAAAAACCCTTTTTTACTTTCATTGAATGACAAATTGGACAACCTTTATCCACATCGGCAGAAGCCCACATTTTCTTGCACACTTCACATGTGTTGCCAACACAAAGATAACCAAGACTGGCACCTTTGAAAAGCATACCATATTTATCTAAACTTTTTTCTATTCGACGAATATTAATCGAACTATTGATAAAGGCATTTGCATATTCTCGCAAACACATGGCACTCTCTTCTATCTCCCAAAATTCATCAACTAAGTGCCTGTACAAATACTCACGACCATACCAACCAACACAAATTACATATGCACTAGGATTGTTCGCAATCAACATTGGAATACAATACATCAAACCAATTGTTTCACAGCCAAATTCACTAAAACAAGTTATAATTAAAATACGATTAATGTTTTCTGGCTTTGGACGATTATTAAATTTATATTTACGAAAATTTATTTCATTATACAAAAATTCTCTTGGTAATAATTTACCATCGCCCTGATTACGACGACACGAAGTTAAAAGTCTCATCCATCGGTTCTCTTTATTCTATCCATCTTTGCAGGTAGACCACATTTGGGGCATTTAAATTGTCTTTTAGACCCACATGTTGAACAATTGTTTTTTATTTCTGTTAAATCAGTTAAGTCAGATGTCAAACCCGTTGACAATCTGGCCCATCTACACTTGTGGCATCTAATCATAAAGTTTTTTGGTGTTTCCATAAATTAAATTAGTCACTGATATACTAATTTATTTTCCTTCATCCATTCAACTACACAAATTTCTTTCCCATTAATAGTAATAAATGCATCAATTATCCATTTTCCATCTTTCTTTTCTTTCAAAACAACTCTTGGTTTTGTGCCATCGTTAAACAATTCTATAAGTTTTTTCTTAGAATCAATCACAGCATTTATTGGAAATTCTGCCATAATACGCTGCGATGAACCATTATCAATCAGAGTTATATCATAACAGTTGGCATCGACAACTGTTATGGTTTTAACTGAATAAGATTTATCAATAGGCAAATTAATCTCTTTATCACCAGAAGGAATATATGTTGTTGGCGATTGAACCCTTAAAAAGAGAATTATTGCAATCATAAGCCAAAGACCCAAAACTATTAATTCAATTATCTTTGACTTGCCCACTTGTTCCCCCATCAACGGCTAAGATCGCTTCTTTGAGAATCAACAAATCTTCTTGCCATAATCCATATTTACGAACATTCTTGGCAAAAACTTCAAGATCTAAAGGATCTATTTTCCATTTTACATTTCCTTCCTTGTCCTCTTTGGGAACCTTACTGTACTGAATCCTGCCAAATTCATCCGTAAGCTTAATCTTTTTCCCATTCTCCTCGATAACTTCTGGTACATATTCCATGTCACAACGAGTCAACATAAGATCAATATACGCCTCCCTCTGATCAACCTTCAAAATAGTAGTCCACAATTCCATCGGAATAATTAAACAAAAATCGTATTTCTCCCTCTGCCATAACCTAGCAGTAGAACTAAATTTACTCAATTTTCCAAGATTAAGCTTATTCTTGACAAAAGGCTTGCTGTCATCAAAACAAACAGCAACACGACAATCATCAATCCTAGGAGAATGATGCTTTGACTTGACAAGATCTAGAATCTGAACGACCTCATCAGATGCTTTCCACGGATTAGACATAAAAATACCCCTTAGAACTTATAAAATTCTAAGGGGCATATAACATTAAATCAAAACTATTTTCTTCTACGACGAACACTTTCATCTGTGCGATTGCCATTCAACTTGTCGCTAAGATCATCAATGTCCTTCTTCAAGTCGTCCATACTCTTGAGAATGGTGCTTTCTGAATCCTTCCTAGAACCTTTTTCCGCCTTAATAATACCAGCCTTGTTCAATTCTACTTCTAGTTTATAAAGACGCTTCTTAAGGTCTTCTAGATCATTCAGATCCTTGCCACCAACACCCCAATTCTTGGTCACCTTGTCAGGAGTACCCAAGTCTTGATCCTTGCCAACAGTATTGTTGTAAACAGGATTAAAGGTGCTGCCAAGACGATTAGAAGCCTTCTTAATTGAAGCCTTATCTACTTCACGCTCTTCATTAAGCGGCATGTGATAAGCAGAACGACCAGCGGCACTACGGGAAACATCTTTCCAATATTTAGCTTCACCTTCATTCAATGGACTGTCGATGTCGTACTCGCCAGTTTTCATCTGACCAAAAAAATCGGCACTTGCTTCTGGCTCAATTGGAGCAGGAGGCTTAGGAGCACCATCAAAAATACCCTTCGCTAAGGCTTTATCCCAAATATCTGCATATTTGTTGATATCGTCCATCATGCTGCTCATACTGTTCATTTTTTTCCCTTTTTCAAAATTTCGTTGCTGTTAACTTAAAAAAAAGAGCTAAATTGAAAATCTCATATTTTAAAACAAGAAATTCACGAAAAATTTCCAAAAGACTCCTGATTTTAGTTATTTATGAATTACTTTTTAGTTTTTCTCAGAAATTTTAGGTTTTATCAATAGTTTATCAATTTCTTCACAGCTTTGAGCCATAATGCAAAATTGCTTGTGCCATCCTCTTTTACGTCCAGTGTATTTAGTATGACCACTCATAAATCGACTAAATGCATAAGGAGTTTCCTTTAAATATTTATCTGAAGAAACAGCTTCTTCAAAATTATCCTTGCTTGGAACATACTTGAGACTAGCACGCAACAAAATAGTAAACAAACTTCGATGCATACTAATTTTAGTCCACCATGGACTAGGCTTAATCCACATCATTTTTTTCATTTGAGTTGGACCAAATTCCGAACGAGGCTGCACATCAATCGCCTCTTCAATTTTACCAATAAATGCCGCCACAGCAGCACCTTTGCCCGTATTATGACAAAAAAAAATCAAACGCAAATTATAAAGAATATTGTGAAAAATTTCACGACAATAATACCAATGGTCTACCTTGTGCCTTTCACCAATTATTTTTTGAGTTCTAGCAAATCCACCAACCGTTGGCGCATATGGAGTGTCAAGCAAAATTAGCTGATTGAACTTCTGACTCTTGATTTTCACTGCCAATCTCCGATTCAACAATTTTAGACTTAATCGAAACAACCTGATTTGTTTTATCTAAAAAAGTGTCTAAATTTGCAATACTAATTATCGTCCAATGAACATCATTCTCAGGAACATATTTCTTTTCAGCATAATAAAAAATTTCCATTTTATATTTGTAAGTCTTAGCCTCAACTTCTTCTTTAGTCATACCATTAGACAAATCTTCAACAATTTCTTTGCAAATCCGAATGGCATCCGCCTCTGTTGCACAACCCAACTTCCTCATAACTTGAATCGCCGCCAAAACCTTATTGTCATATTGCGATAACAAATAAATAATATCACGCTTCATCTGACCATCTATAAATTCTGCAATAGCACTATATCTCGCCATAATGTCGCCACGACTAGGACGACTGGTTCGACAATCTCTAAAATATTCAGAAAAATTATTTTCATCGATAATTAATTCATCAGTCATTTTTATTTTCCACATTCAAATTATTAAATAAGCCTAAAACTTCCTCGTCTGTCATAAACTTTTCTTCTTCGTTTTTCCCAAATCGCATGATAAAAACACGAGGATCATCGTCTTTGTCAATATATTTCTTATGTCCCCTAAATTTACCATTTTGATTGGACTCTAACAAAAAAGTATTAAATCCACCAGATGGAGGCTGTAACCTAACTCTAAGTAAGTTACCCTTCAAAAATTCTTTAGACCAACGACTCCAATCATCTGGCCATATATTGATTTTATTCTCCTGACCCACAACATCTTCTACTATAACTTGCGTATAATTCGATCCCTTTTTACTAACTTTCTCATCAACTCTTTTTACAATAATCTCCACTGGAAAAGCATATCCGTCAAGATCATTCTTCAATACATCAAAAGTTAAATTTCCTCTGTAATCAGGACTTTTCTCCAACTCATGAATCCATGTAAAACCATAATACTCCTGCTCACAAGCAATCGGATTCTTAAACAATAAAGCCAAATCTTTAGGAACATCATATTTATCAGAATCAAAATCAATCAATCGTGGCATCTGCTTAAACTCAGCCTCTGAAAATCTCGCTATCGTCCTCTGACGCTTAATCCATAACTTCTTCAATTCCTTCCAACGATTCCAAGGACGCTTGACAGCAATCTTTTTATAATAACGCATAACCTCCCGCTCAATAAACACATCCGTGCCTTCAACAAGAACAGAAGCTATTTCAATTCGACCAAAACCCTCTCCCTCACTACATTCATATTCCTTCAAAACTTCAATTTCCTCTTCCTTATCATATTTTTCCTGATACTCAATACCATCAAAAGGAGCATCACCTACTAAATCAGAAAGATTGAATTTTACATCAGGAATAAGCTCCCTTAACTCATCCTCATACCGAATAATACTCGCATTAAACCTTTTTCTTTTATCTTCATTTTTTCTAACACATTCCTTGAAATACTCCGCAAACTTCCACAACGTAATCGGATCACGATCCCTAAAACACCTCAAACCTAATATCGGCTTCAATATAGACGCATCTGTACCACATCGATAAAGAAAATCCTCAAAACTACGATACGGCTGACCAGCCACTATCTTCTGAGCAGGACCCTCTCCTATCCCCTTCACATTGCTAAAACCAAAATAAATTAAATTATCCTTAAGCTCAAAATTAATCCCAGATTTGTTAATGTCAAGACGATGCATCTCAACATCATGTATCTTAGACTCCATCTTGATGTCTTTTATCTTCTCCGCCAAAGTCTCACATGATAACATGCTAACATAAAATTCATGAGGGTAATGAACCTTCAAATATAAAAGATACATGCTGATGTAAGTATAAGCCACAGCATGACTTAAGTTGAATCCATACTCACTAAAAGTTTCAATCTGAGACCAAATTTGTATTAATTCTTCTTCTGTGGTTTGGAGATTTTTCTGACCATTTAATATAAATTGTTCTTTATATTTTATAAATGAATCCAATTTCTTCTTTGATATGGCTTTTCTTACAGCTTCACAATCCTTCAAGGGAATTTCACCAACAACATGCAGCATTCGCATAATTTGTTCTTGATAAACCATAACTCCATATGTCTTTTCAAGAATTGGATCAATTAAAGGATGAAGACTATATTTTTCACGACCCTTCTTCCTTTCGACATATCGTTTAGTCATCCCTGACGCTAAACAACCGGGCCTGAAAAGCGCAGAATATGCCACTAAATCTTCAAATCGATCAACTCCTCCAGCCCTAACCAATGCCCTCATTCCCTCAGAATCAAATTGGAATATACACTTCAAATCACCACGATTAGCCATTGCAATTGAATCAGGATCATTCCTCCAACAATCAACATCCGACCAATCTGGCTCTCCAGATTTGGCACAAATTGAAGTAACACCATGATTAATTCTAACCATTTCACAACAACGAGCAATTTGCAAAAGATTACTGATTACAAGTAAATCAAACTTAACAAGACCAACAGGCTGCAAATCCTGACCATGCAATCCCTCCACCCATGCACTCGCATGAGGGTTGTCTTTTCTTTTAACCAAAGGAACAAGATCATGAAGTGGAATTCTTGAAACAATCAAGCCACCAGCATGTACTCCCATACCACGATTGCGATTAATTAATTTTTTTGTCGCCTGAGCAACTAAGGGATATTTTTCAACATATGCCTTAAATTCAGGGTCAAGCCTCAAAGCCGTATCCCATGTAATAGGCTTGCCTTCATCGTCCTTAGCATCAAGATTCTTAGTGATTGCCATGACCTCTTCACGACTCTCACCGTGAACACGAGCCATATCAATCAATGCTGATTTAATTCCAAATGTCGTATAGTTACCAATGTTACAAACATAATCTTCGCCAAATGTTTTCGGTGCCCACTCATTCTTCAAATAATCACGAACCATCGGAATGTAATCAATGTCCACATCAGGCAAGTCACCCGTGAATACATTCACAGGATCTGTATCAATGTCAAAGTCTGGCACTATTTTCAAAAGCCAACAAACTAAAAGATTATTCTGATTCTTTGGATACTTTATTTTTCTGTCAACTAGATCAAGGAAATATTTAATTTTATCCTTAGCAATAATTTCTTCAGATTCCCACTTCAAACGCTTAATGTAACGTAAGTCTTTTTGCAAACCCTTAGATTGCAAAGAAAATTCTAAATATTTAAGAAATCGCTCTTTTTCTTTGCTCATGACTTGCCCTCGACCTTACTATGACATAAGAGCGAATAAAGAACAAGTCATCAAATGACAATTTCTTCGCCATACTTCGTGTGAACAATCAAACGGATACCTTCAACCTCAACAACACTCTTAGACCAAAATTTTTGAAAAAATTGCCTTGCTCTTTTTTTAATTAAATCAATATGCTCTGCCTCAGGCTCCTGATCAAAAAATATACCAACACTCATCGGAGCAGGAAAACTATAATTGTTGTAATTTTCTTCACTCAACAAAGAATATTCCCCTTTTTCATTGCAACCATACCTTTTATTAAGCCAAATAGAACAAGGCGAATAATCACCTTCATGATTAATCTTGTCTATCACAAAATCATAAAAAGGATTTTTACTATAATTATTAGAAACAGAAATGCCTTCCTCTATATCCATTTCTTCATAAAATTTGTCAACCATAGAATGATCAGTCGCAGACTCTTGATCAAATCCTGTGCAATAAGCACAAAGAGAAGAAAAGAAATCACAAGATGGACTGTTAGTATCAATCACTAAAATAAATTCTTTTGAAAGCAAAATCGCATCACCCATAACCAATCACCTCGCCGTCAACAGAGAACAAATTTCTCAGATATTGTTGGCATACGCTAAATCTCAACCCCACCTGCAACACGACCAGAAAACTTCAAGAGATCTGCTTTTACATACAAAATCTGATGAAACTTATGCCAATCACTTGGATAAAAATTCTTGATCCGATTCAACTGAAACTTGACAGGAGTTCCAATATATTTGGCCTGATCTGATTTTGTATAATACCAAAAACTATTGCTGTTCCAAAAAGAAATGTGAGTAGGATCTTGAAAAGCACCTCTTCCATCAGTGCTTGGAGTCAATGTTAAAAACCAACCATTCGGAGCAAGACAACGATATGCTTCTTTCATGGCGTGAATAGGATTCTTCAAGTGTTCAAGAGCATCATGCGCCCTAAAAACACCAACACTCCCATCCTCAAATGGCCAACGCTCATTCAAGTCAGCAGTAATGTCAGAACCTTCAAGATCGACACTTTCATATCCAATTGGCTTACTAAATCCACCACATAAATCAATTTTTCTCAAATTGTTGACATCACACCACTTTTCAACGAGTTTGTAAATGTATTTGTCATGCAATTCAACGCACAATTCCTGAATTTTAGCATTCTTTTCGCCATAACAGGTGTTTTCTGGATGCAAATGATAAACATATAATGGCTTGTCGATATGAAACATCTTGCCATGAATGTAAGTTCTGCACATTATATCTTGATCATCAAGAACATCCATGCTCTCATCGTGACCACCAATACGATCATAAAATGATTTGCGCCAAGCTCTAAAATGGTTGGGAGCATACCAAATCTTACTTATACTGGCAGGATTTGGAGGAAATGCCACCATTTCTACCAATTGTTTGCCTTCGTACACACATGGCCTATTCACCCAACCAAAATTTTCGCTGAAAAATCTCGGTTCGTAGTTTTCCTGTACATCACAACAATTAGAATAAGCAAAGTCAACAGTTGAATCTTCAAATGCCTTCACACACTCTTCAAATGCTGTTGGAAACAATTCATCATCATGGTCAACTTCCATAATTACTTCGCCCGTACACTTACTCGCAGCATACTTCTTCAAATAACCAATATTAGTTGAACCATTTGTTGGAAAAACTTTAACTCTAGGATCATCCTTGATATCAACAAAAGCACCATTGTTGGGACAAATAACCCATTCCCATTGATGATAAGTCTGATTTTTTATGGTTTGATATAAACGATTAAGATATTTTGTATTATGAGTTGGCGTAAAAATAGAAATCTTCATGTTTTTTTCCCTTGACTAGTATATTCTAACCAATCAAAGGCATAAGGTCAATTAATTCATTATTTAACAATTTCCAAGATGGCTGGCTTCATTACATCGTAATCCATGAAATATGCTATCGCAGCATAACCGTGTATCCCTAAATTACATGCGGCTTGCATCCGATGGTTTCCATCCCACAAAACAACACCTTTTGGAACAACCATGACCAACGGTAAATTAGGATCATAATCTCTCTTCTTGAATTCTTCCTCGTAATAAATTGGATTTGGTTTTGTCAAAGAAAATGACCGTAAACTCATCAACTTGCATGGGTCTACCTTAGCCAAAATAATATCTGATTTGTCACGAATGAACATTTTTGTCGCCCATTCTTCGTCAGCGTATCCTTCCTCTTTCATCGCCTTTTCATAATAATAATCATACAAGCCCATATTTTTCAAGATTTTATAGGCTTCAGGCCAATCAAAACGCCTGAGAAACTGCGAAGTTTTTTTAATGGATTCTTTCCAACCTTTGAAAGCTTGCATAGAATCTTGACCCAAAATCCAACCCTCATTCATAATAAAGAATGATTCATCCAACAGCCCAGCTAACCTTAATATGTCGCTTTTTTTATTCATATTGAAATTTTCCAAAATGGCAAGTGGAGCCGAGCGGACCTGCCCCGCTGTCTTCGCATAACTACCTGTGAGCCTCTACATGTTTATCTTATTGTTTAATGTCATCTGAAAAGGCACAACAAATAAAACCTTTTTCAGCACTATCAACTTTATCTCGTCATCTGCCCATTGAACTGCATATGACCAGCCAGATTTTACATCAAACTTTCGGTCGCTACTAGCATCGCTACCTGAGTCTGTGGTTGCACTTATGCAGCCATAGCGTAAACAGTTTCGCCAGTTAAGGCTTTGGTTAGATTTTTAAGAGGCCTTCTAACCAACCTCTACATGCCACTCACAAGCCGTCCATCCGAATCGAATTCTAAATACGGCCCCGTAATTTTATTTAGTACGTTTTTTTTTAATTTTAATTGATTATATAGATTAACAGGTTGTTTTACGCAAACGGAGAAAAAATGGTAAACCAAAATTTTCAGTCCTACGTCGAGTCAATGAGAAAAAAAGCTCAAGACAAAGGACAAAAAGCAAGAGTTGATATCGTAGCAGATTATGAAGGCCCAACACCAACAGCACCAAGTCTTGGAAAAAGCCCTAAAAATGCAGGCGGCAAAAGCCAAAGCGGCAGCGTTTCTCCCTACAAGGGCGGAAAAGATGCTGCTGACCGCAACAAAGGGTTCGGCTCTGACGGTCTTGGCCATAAAGGCGGCAAAGGCTATGAAAAGATGCCAACCAAAGCACATGGCGAAGAACCAAAAGAAAAAGGTAGTTATCCTAATATAAAAACAACCCAAGAATGGCTCGATAGTAACAAAAAGCTAAGCCTTGCCGAATTCACCAAAAAAGTTCGCAGCGAACGTCTTTCTGGCCTAAGCAATAGTCCTGCTCATGCCTACCAAGCAATCAAGGAAGCAATTGCCGTTTGTGATGAAAATAAAAAATATGTTCTCGATACTATCCTCCAAATGAAAAGAAATAATCTATTTGAAACATTCTTTGCCACTATGGCCCAACAACCAGAAGCACTTACAGTTCTTGCTGAACTTCTTGCCGAAAATGAATCTTTTGCACGAAAACTAAACACCTCTATATTTGAAGTTGTCGAAGGACCAGAAGACGAAGATGAAGACGAAGACGAAGATGAAGACGAAGATGAAGACGAAGATGAATACGAAGACGAAGATGAAGATGAAGATGAAGACGAAGATGAAGATGAAGACGAAGATGAAGATGAATACGAAGATGAAGATGAAGACGAAGACGAAGATGAAGATGAATACGAAGATGAGTGAAAAATAAATAATCACAACTAAATTATTAGGGGGAGATTTTTCTCCCCTTAATTTTTCTAATCGTCAAATGCAAATTTTTCTTTATTTTTGATTAAATATTTATAAACATTTTTAATAGTTATGCCTAATTCACCAACTGATTTGATGCAATAGGTGATGATTTCATAAATTTACCAATAATTGGTCCAGTAAAATGATCTTTTCCAAGAAAGAACAAACCGCCCTTTGCCATGGCAAGTTTAACTATTTGTTTTTCCCTGTCGTGTTCTGCCTCCCATCCTAATGTAGACAGTGCAGTGCTTCCTTCAGGAACTTCAAAGATATTATCCTCTATCTTTCTTAAAAATTCATAAACTTCTGTTTCTTTTTGTCCGCCAAGTGGTTGATTTTGCCAATTGGGAAAATCTTTTTGTATAACTGCAAATATTTTTTGTATGTCTGATTCTGGTAATTTAATATTGACACCTTTATTCGCAAATGTTCCATGTCCTTGTGCGAGAATATTAAAAATAGCATCTCCCATAGTCTGAGAATTCTTACCTATAGCATCTATTGGCACACTACCATGCCATTTATCTTTAATAGATGTAAGAGCAGGAACTCCAGCCCAATGACCTATCATTATCACATGATCATCATAAGATCCATTATTTGTAGGGTTTTCAACACCAAGTTCTTCTTTGCAATATTTCAATTCTGATCCTTTACCAAAACCAGAAGCTTTGCCAATATTTTCACCTTTGCCTTCGTACCAATAACCATAATTTTCTAGTATTTGTTTTACATGTTGTCTAGTATTTTCACTGTCAGGAGGAGTGATGTAGCCACCATCATGTATTGATGGAATTAATACTCCTTTATCGCCAACATAAGCATAACCTACATTTTCAATTTTTTCCAATATTTCATAGTACTGGCTTTCATTAATGACACCAGCTAGATACAATTTGTATTTCGAGTTGTTTTTATTGTACATTTTCGTCTCACATATATTCTTATTATATATTATTTTGGAACAAATAATTTTTATGTTTAATGAATTCAAAGAAATCTGGGATTCTGTAAGACATTCAATCTACCAATCTAATTACAACAATAGGATTGGAGATGAAATTCAATGTACTGCTTTATACAAATACATCAGATCAAAAAATATAAATATTGACTACAAAGATTCAAATAAACATATATCAGCATTATCATTTTTTCCAGATAATCTTGTTCGTTTTTTGCCTGATAACATCAATTCAAATCCAGATGTTGACTTCGTAAACTTATGGATTTGGTCACCTTTTCTTGCTAATAATGGCTTTTACACAGAAAACCAATATAAATATAATGAATCAAAAATTCAATATGAATGTGTTTTCGTGCCTTGTCTTTCACCAGAATACAATTCTCCCAGAGCAATAAATAACCCACAAGAATTATTTTACGCACTTAAATCTAAATTCAAAGATACAATCTGTGTGATCGATTCGGAAAAGAAAAATTTATTTCCTTTGAATGACAAGAATGTTGTTTATAGCGATAATATCCACACAACATTCAAATATATTCAAAAATCAAAATACTATGTGGGCTGCGATACAGGAACAAGCCATTATGCTGGTTCTATCAACCACCCAAGAATGATTCTTCTTTATCCAGATGAAACTGAAGTTCGTGAAAAAATAAGTTGGCAGAAAAATATAGTCAAATTTATCTTCGACATCCCTGAAATTATGGACTATGAACCATCTACCCTTCCTTGCTGCAATCCAGAAAACTTTAAAACAATAAGCTTAAATCAAACAGTTGACCCCAAAAATCTACTTCAGAAAATAAAACAAATCTTCTAAATAATGCATGAATAGTTTTATCGAATGGCTTATCGTAAGAGAAACACTTGAATTCAATGAACTTCTCCACGAAGCCCAAAAGAATATTAATTCACAAATAGCGCCAATACCAGCATTTATAGTGGCCAAAAGAATGGATGCTGGATTAACAAATTGGCAAAAATTTCCTATGAGTAAAATGTATGAGGTTGCAAGAGAACAATATCTAAAAGAACTAAAAGAAACTTGGGAAAAATACCAAAGAGGAATTGAAAATCATGATCTTGTATTTACAAATGCCATAAGACACCAACTCACCAACTATGACAGAGTATGGAGAGCAATAGAAGCACACCACAACAACGGAAATATTGACATCTGTAAAAAACTCGAACTAGACATAGAACTTTTCAAACAAGTAAAACAAACAAGCAATACAATTCTGGCAAACATGCCAGTACAATTCCGACTACCACATGCAGATGGTCCGCCCACTCAGGCTGCAAATATCAAAGCATTAATGGACTCGAAAATGAATAAAAAAATCAGTAGAGATGAAGCAAGATTAATTGAACTCAGATGTGATCAACGAACTGCAACTCCAGTTGTTCCAACTGCTTTGACTGCTCCAGAAGAAACAACAAGACCAAATTTGCAAAAATCAGATGTCGAAATAGCAATCGATACTGCCATGAAAGGAGGAATTGGAACATTAGTTATCACAGGAACTAAAAAATCAATGGAAAGTAAATTAGATAAAATTAGAAGGAAAGCAAGCGAAAACAGATTAAAAGTAAGATACGATCAATCAAACAACAGAATCGAAATAAGTGCTTAAAAATATAAGTGTATCATTTTCAAAAATTACAACAACAATTCCTCTGGAAGTAAAGGATCAATATTCTTAAACTCTAACTGCAAACTTCTTCCTCCACGAGCCTCACTCATGAAACGACTGAAGAGCAATCCTTCACGCACAGGATCGACACTAGTGATGCCTAGGCAGTAACAAATAAGGGAACCACAACAACTACCACGACCCGGACCAACAGCCTGTGAACCATCACCAAATCCAAGCAAATCACGACAGACTCTACGAGCCTCATCTGTCATCATCTTTTGAATCAAAAAGTAACTGGTAAATCCCTTCCTGATGATAAGACTGTATTCTTCCTTGACCCTATCAAGATATTCCCTTGTCTTTGGCAAATTTCTTGTTTGGAAACCAATCATGATTTCTTCCCGCAACTTTTCATCACCATCAGGAATAAATGGTAACTTCAAACTACGATCAAGCTGAACTCCCTTTGCCTTTTTGCAAATATCAACAGTTGTCCTCTTGGCCTCACAAAAAATTTCATAAGGAATTGAATCTTGATAATCACTCAACCACTTCTCATTCAATTCCTCTTCACTCTTCATCCAAAGATTCGCATCCTGCAACTCAAAGAAATCTTGATTGGAATCTTCCTTCATTGCCTTTTCAATCTCAGCAATAGTACGATTAGTCTGCATCATCAACATCAGTCTCTGATATTGACTATCTTCTTTGTTGCAATAATGGCAATCGTTTGAAAGTATGATCTTCAGACCATACTTTTCCTTTGCTTTTACAATAAATTCGTCATATGGCTTTTGCTTTTTGAAATCCAAAAGCATTATTTCGAGATAGAAATGTTCTTTGCCGAACATTTCAACATAACGCTCGACCATGGCGAATCCAGCTTCTTCTCCACCTTTATCAAATGCTCTTCCAATCTCGCTGGCATAACAACAACTTGTGAAAATAATTCCTTCTTTATATTTCAGTAACTGTTCGTAGTTGACTCTTGGGCGACGATAAAATCCTTTTGTCCAGCCCCAACTAGAAAGACGAACAAGATTCTTATATCCTTCGTTGCTATAGGCAATAGCAAGCAAATGACTGCTAGACTTAAATTCACTTTGCTCTTCTTCTGTTAAATTTGAATATATTTTCTTACCTTCGTCTTGCTCTGTCATCTCAGGCTGAAGACGATTCATATAAAGTTCAACTGCAAATATGGGGCTAAGAGTGTCTTTGCCATACTTGTCATTAATTTTTTCACATCCACGAATTTGACGTGGAATTGCTCCCATCATACCGTGATCGCTAATTGTTAAAAACTTTTGATTGATCTGAGGAGCACGAACACAATACTCTTCTACAGATCCAAAACCATCTAATACGGAAAAATCGGAGTAAACTAGTGCAAGTGAAGATGTTCAAAACCGACTATCTCCACTTGCGACTGGCCTCCTTTCGTAAAAATTTGAGTCATCTGACTACCCTTTCACTTCATTTGACTTCAGAACTGATTTGAGGTGATCGCATTGGAATCGTGAGCAAGTCACTGACCTTATTTCGTAAACCGAACAGGCCCTTAAGTGATTATTATAGAATATACAACGCTTGTCGTAAGAATCAAGATCAATTTTCAGAGCAGGATAGGCTGTTGTGCTTTGCCATGTTGATTTGTTAGGAAACATTTTAGAACCTTCTTCATAGTCAATAAAAACATCTGACCAAGAAAATTGACGGTTAAAATGACGATTCAACCTTTCTAAAAATTCTTTTGGGTCATGAATTGGACCAATTATAAAATCTCTGTCTTCCAATCGACAACAACTTCCATGATATCCTTTGATACCAAAACAATTTTTACTGCA